GACCGTCTCGGCATTCGCCCGGAAGCCCGAACACAAAGCCCTCGCGGCGACAATCTGCGCAGCGCTCGATCAGATGCTCGACCTCGATGGTTTTCGCACTGAAGAAGTGTGGCACGAAGAAACCCGCTACCTAACAGAAAAGGACAACCAAATCGGACACGCAAATATTGAGTTCCGGTACTTGGTTCAACCCGTCTAAAGCAAGAGAACCGGTCTCCAGAATAAATAGTCCCGTAGACTACTTTATTATTGGAGCCCCATAATGTCCTACATCAAGCCGGTTCTCGGCGAAACGATTCTGGTAAAGCTCGGCGACGGTGATTCTCCGGAGACTTTCACTGCACCCAACCTTATCAATACCACGCGCGGCGTGTCTTTCAGCACCTCGACCGAGAGCGACGAACTGATCGATCTCGAAAACCAGTCGGCCCCGGCGCAGACCATTCGGCGTGTCCGCAGCGTGGATTGCAAGATTGACGGCGAAGGCATGCTTCACAGCGAGGATGTCGCAGAATGGACCGCCTTCGCGCAGTCGGGCGAAATCCGCAATGTCCAGATCGTCATCGCGGGCACCGTGGTCGAAGGTCCGTTCGTGCTGACCTCGTTCCAGATTTCCGGTGATCGCCTGAAGTCGTCGACCTGCCAGCTTACCCTTGAGCAGGCCGGTGCAGTGACCACCAAGCCGGTCGCCTAATCCGATGGGGATTGTCCTGGCTAAATATCGGCATGACAATCCCCTCACGTTCTGCAAAAATTTCAAATGTATTCGTCGGTGACGGCGAATACGACCTCTGCCTGAAAATCGGGCAACTCATCGAACTACAAGAAAAGACGGGCGTTGGTCCGTACATCCTCGCACAGCGTCTCGTGGACGGTTCGTTCCGGGTCCAAGATGTAATCGAGACGATCCGCCTCGCACTCATTGGTGGCGGCCTTGATCCACGATCCGCCTACACGCTGACTTCCCGATATCTCATTGAAGGCTCGCTCTTCACTTACGTGCAGCCAGCCTCGGAGGTTGTGTTCGCTGCCCTGATGGGCGTCCCGGACGAACTTCCCGAAACGGATGCCGAGGACGATGACGTGGACCCTCTGGAGGCCTCACCGATCGAGGACTGATCGCGTGGGGCCATTTCTATGAAGCCGCCGGGGCCGCAGGTTTCACGCCGATAGACGTGAACGAGATGTCGCTCTGGCAGTACAATTTCAGCCTGTCGGGTTTCCGGAAATTCCATTCCAGCGGATCGGAGAAATCCAAGGCGCCGACCGAAGATGAATTCGAGCGGATGATGTCGATCCACGGGGCGCCAAGCCAGTCGATCCGCGCGGCCGACTAAATACGGCATGGCGTCTTCTAATGCTTTAACCACCCGCTTCGCTGCCGACATCACTGATTTCGAGCGGCAGATCAAACGCATGCAGCAACTCAATGCGAAGGTTGCTGCACAACTCGCGGCCGACCAGGCGAAGGCGGCGCAGCGCGCCGCGAAGGCCTGGAATGATAACAACCCGGCCGCGAAATTGGAGAAACAGTTCCGGTCGCTCGGTGCCGAGATCAAGCGGTTCGCTCCGATCCTCGCCGGACTGTTCGGTGCGCGCGAGATCGCCTCGGCGGCCGACCAGTGGACCAGGTTCACGAACTCGCTGAAGGTCGCCGGGCTCTCAGGTCTTCAGTTAAGAGAAGCTCAGAATGCGCTCTTTGAGTCCGCGCAGAAAAACGGCGTCGAGCTTGAATCGCTCGGCGTCCTCTATGGTCGTACGGCCGACGCTGCCAAGGAATTGGGCGCCACTCAAGCCGACCTCTTGAAATTCTCGAATACGGTCGCGATCGCACTTCGAGTTCAGGGTGCCGACGCGAATACGGCCTCCGGCGCTCTCCTTCAGCTTTCCCAGGCGCTCGGCTCGGGGAAAATTCAGGCGTCAGAATTCAATAGTATAATCGACGGAATGCGGCCGCTTCTCCAGGCCGCTGCGGCGGGCAGTGACAAGTGGGCTGGTAGCGTCCCTAAGCTCACCAAAGACGTGAAATCCGCAAAGGTCACGAGCAAAGAGTTCTTTGATGCCGTGCTGAAAGGCTCGGAGATGCTCGAAGGCAAGGCGGCGAACGCTTCCTTCACCCTGTCGCAGGCGTTCACGGTGCTTGGGAACGCCTTTACGCGGTATGTCGGGGAGTCCAACTCGGCGACCGGCGCGACGTCGCTTCTAGTGAGCGTCATCGAGACGCTGGCTAACAATCTGCCTGCTGTCGCTAATGCGCTCGCGGTCATCGCCGGAATCTACGCTGCGACGTTCGTGCCGGGCATTGCGCGGGCTACCACCGCCCTAGTAGCCAATGGCGTGGCGATGGCGCAGACCGCTGCCGTCTACAACGTTGCTACCCGATCGATCAGCCTCGGCGCGACCGCCATGAACACTGCCACCATCGCCAGTGGGGGCCTTTTGGCCGTCCTCGGCGGACCGCTTGGCCTTGCGCTGATCGCGGTAACGGCAGGCATGACATATTGGGCGTACGCGACCGCCGAGGCCAATCAGAAATCGCTCGATCTGCGCAGGCAAGTCGAAGACCTTGCCGTCAAGCTGGAACTGGAAGGCGATGCAGCCCTCAATGCGGCCACCGCCACGGGAAGCGTCACCAAGGCCAGCGTCGTCGCAGGCGCCAAGCTGCGTGGTCTGAAGGTCGATGTCGAGACGCTCACGGACAAGTATCAGCTTCTCGCCGAGGCTGCACGGCAGGCCTCTTATGACATCGCTAACGCGGCCGTGGTCGACGCGCAGAGCCGCTACAACCAGAAAGTCGCCGAAGAGAAATCCAAGGTCACGCCGACCGTTTCCGTGCTCGGTCGTGATCCGATGGACCGCAGGCTCGGCATCAATGATGGCCGCGCCATTTATGACCGACAGGCCGAGGACGCCGCGAAGAACAGTCAGGAATACCGCGACCTTGCCGACGCGAAAGCGGTTCGCGATGCGCTTCTCGATCCGAAATCACGCGAAAAGTTTGTCGAAAAACCTGGCGCTGCACCGCCTGTCGAGCCGGACAAAAAGAAAGCTGGAAAGAAGCCTCCCTCGGATGGCACTGATGAAGCGCGCGAACTCGAAATCCGGCGCCGACAGCTTCTCCTCGAACAAACCACCGATCTCGAAGAGCGCCTTCGCCTTCAGCGCGAGATTCTCGCCCTCGAAACTGAAAGCAAGATCGACAAGATCAATGAAAGGGTCGCGAACAAGAGCCTGACCAGGGCCGCTGCTGACAAGCTGATCGCCAGCGAGAAAGAACTCGCGACGATCGAGGAAGCGGGTCTCATTGCCGAGAACACCCGGGAAGTCGAAGAGCGCAAGAATGCCGTCGCGGAAAAGACCGTCTCGGCTGAAGCGGACGCACTTCGCGCTGCGGCCGATGAACTTGAAAATCGGGCGAAGTATGCGCGGACCTTCGGCCAAAAGCACGACTACGAACTGGAGGCGCTCGAAAAGCGTCAGGAAGCCGATCGCCTGGAATTCGACCTCCGGAAAAAGCAGTATCAGGCCGAACTTCGCCTCCTGGGTGTCACCGAGGAACGCATCGCCGCGATCATCGCGCAGATGCAAGCGGACTTCGACAAATCGCAGGCTACCGCCACTAGCAATGCCGGGCATGATCAGAACGACGAAGACCCCACGGTCCGCGACCAGATTCGCAAGCATGCGGAATCTTTCGGCTCGCTCAATCACCAAATCGGTGAGATCGCGACCGGCGCACTCGATAATCTGACTTCCGGTTTGAGCGACGCGATCATGGGCGCGCAGAGCCTGAAGGAAGCGTTCTCCGACATGGCGAAGTCGATCATCGCGGAATTGATCCAGATGGCGATCCGCTTCGTGATCTTCGAGGCGATTGGCAACGCATTGGGGTACAAGGGGCTTGGAAAAACCGCGATCGGCCTTGGGAAACAGCCGACCGGCTCTGTCGAGATCGGCGCCAACGCCATGGGCACGAACAATTGGCGAGGCGGCCTTTCCGTGGTTGGCGAGAAGGGCCCGGAGTTGATGTATCTCCCGGGTGGAGCACAGATCGCTCCGAACAATCTTTTGAGTAGCGCCCTTCGCCAGAGTGCGCAGCCGGTCGCAGCAAGCGGAGGTGGGATGATCTTCTCCACGACGGTGAACGCGCAGGACGCGGTGCTCACGTCGACGGTGAAGGGCTGGATTTCGGAAAGTCAGGTGCAGGCCGTCCAGGCGGCCGAGAAGATGACGAGCCGCAGTCAGACGAAGCGGAACCGAAACGCACTCCTGCGGTAAGTGAGATGGTCGCCAAGAATAAATACGGTCATGGCGACCATTCTCCCACCACTTCCCTACGGCACTAGCACCGAATACAGTCTCACGTCGTCTAGCGTCGACCATAAGCCTTTCCTTTCCGGACCAACGCAGCGTGTTTCGCGACTTGGCGACAAGTGGTCGATCAAGATCGAATGCCGCAAAATGTACGCACGGCAGGCAGGTCCGATCATCGCAGCATTGATCGCCGGGCTTGCTGACCAGATCGTCATGACGGTGCCGCAGCCGGGCATTGACATTTCGTCGCGATCAGTGGGGACGGTGGCACAGGCCGTCGCGGCCGGTCGCCAGATCACCGTTCAGGGCGGCGGCACCAAGGAAGTCGGGCAGCTATTCTCGATCGAGAGGAACGGTCGCCATCATCTGCACCAGATCACATCCGTCGCCGGTAACACCGTGACGTTCCAACCGGCCTTAAAAACACCGCTCTCCGGAGGCGAAGCGGTCGATTTCAGAACGCCCAAACTGCAAGGCTACATCAGCGGGTCGTCGCAGAATTGGACCGTGGGCCTAGCTGAAAACGTCGGCCTTAGTTTCCAGATCGACGAGGCGTTCTGATGGACGCCGTTCTCCAAAGCGCTCTGTCCGCGCCCTCGCTCCGGACGTTCCATGCGGTCAAGATTGATCTACCCTCGACCGGCACCTCGATCCATCTGATCGACGGTTCTGGCACGGTCACGTTTGCCGTGGGTGGCGTGATGACTAGCTTAACAGGCCTCGATCCGGTTTTCGGGACAGTTGGCGGCATCGACACGATTGCCGAGCAAATTGCCAGTGAGGCCCCCGGCGTCTCGATCTCTTTGCTCCCACCCACATCGGCAGCGCTTGGCGAACTCAACGCGATCGAAAACCAGAGCGCCCCCGTTCGCCTCTGGAGTGGCCTGGTCGACGAAATGTCCGGCGCGGTCATCGGCGTCGAACTCCTCTGGTCGGGCCGTCTCGACACAGTGGTGACCAACGTGGGGCCGAATTCTCAATCGGTCGAGTTGGTGACGGTGTCGGCGTATGACCGGCTCTTCGCGGTCAATGAGGGTGAGGCGTTGAACCGGACGTGGCACCAGGCCAGGTGGCCGGGCGAAACCGGTCTCGACTTCAATGTGGATAGCACGGTCGAAATCTACTGGGGCGGGGAAGCGGGCAAGCCCGCCACGACACCAATTCCGACATCCGGCCTTGCGCCATTGCGCCCGAATGCCTGGGGTGCGCTTCGGTAAGCGAGCGAGGTCGCGCGGATAAATAACGCATGACCTTGCTCGACCGAGTGACACGCACACAGCGCACTATTGATGAATTTTATAGCCAGCCCTTCAAATGGGGCGTTCGCGATTGCGGCATCCTGGCCGCCCGCCACCTCGAAAATATGGGATTTGCAACCCGACTTTCCGAGGCTCGTCACTACTCCACCGAACTCGGCGCTCGCCGCGCGATGAAGGCGCTGGGCTGCACCTCGATGGAAGATTTCATCGACGCTTACAATTTCGAACGCATTCCCCCGGCGAGTGCCTTGCCCGGCGACATTGTGGCCTTTCCGGGCGGCGATGATAACGCGCCCTGGAGCGCCCTCGGCGTGATGATCGATTCAGGCGAGCACTTAATCGGATTTGCGAACGGGGCGGTCATGCGCGGTCCCTCGCACGTCTGCACGACAGCCTGGAGGATCGCCTAATGCCAATGGCGCTCCCACTGATCGGCGCGGCCTTCATGGCGGCCGGTTCCATCATGACTGCGGTTGGCGTCACGGCGGCGATAGCTGGCATCAGCTTGGCCACGATCGCGACAGTGGCGGGTGTCGCTTTGATGGCGGTTTCCATGCTGACGATGCAGGTCCCGAAGCCTTCATCGGCCGGATCACAGCTTGATACGAAGCTGTCCGTGAAAGCGCCGGTTCCGGTGTTGTACGGGCGATCCGCAACCGGCGGTACACTCGTCTATCGCGAACTCTCGGGCGACAAAAACAAGTTCCTTTGGATGGCGATCGCCCTCTCGGCGGCCGGGCCAATCGAGGGTGTCGAATACGCCTACGCCAACGACGTTGGCCTGAATTTCGCGGGCAATCCGAGCACCAGTCTCGCGCCCGTCGTCTCGACCACGCCAACC